TGTGAATGGCACGTTCTGCATCTCGGATCTGATCTCCTGCATCAACTTCGACTTTGGGCAGAGGACCGGCATCTCACTGAACCCAACGAACAACAACCTGTCGCTGATGCGACTTGGTCGTCTGATCGGCGACGTGCGAGTGGCCGGACAATCGCTTGGACTGACGTTGAACACCAGCCAGGGATGGCTGCTCCGGCCTGGGACTGGAACGACTGCATTCCGAATGGAAGGGAGTCGGATCACGGTCGAGGCGCAAGTGTCGGTTCCGAGCGGCAGCAGGACCGGGAAGGAAGTGGTGGCGACGTTCCAGCCGATCTATGCACCAAGGGTGGACGTGATGATGTTGGCGTGGGGAATGACGACGGTGAACGAACCACCGGTGCCAGTGGTGGTGCGAGTGACGACGACGGGTGAGATCCGAGCAGAGTATGTGGCGAACAGCGCGCAGGTGCCTTCGGGGTTGACAACTCTGAGTCTGCACGGACTGTCGTGGCTGCTGAATGACCTATGATCGAACCAAGCCCAGGAGTTAAGCGATGAGCCTGCTGCTGCACGTCTTCAACACGGCGACCAACGCCTGGGAGCCTGCGACCAACGACCTGATCAACAGCGTGAAGGCTGTGGGGTACCAGGTCGGCCGGAGCGCGAGTTTCACAAGGCCTGCGGACACGACCGCCTATGCGGCGCAGGACGTGGTGAGCAACAGCACCAGCTCCCCGGTGGTGCTGACGTTCGCCGACTGCGGACGGGTGAATGGCGGCAGCGGTGTGATCCTGTCGGCGCGGCACATGAAGCAGGGTGCGACGGCGACACCGAACTACCGGCTGCATTTGTACCGGGTGGCACCGACGGCGATCAACGACAACGCGCAGTTCGGGCTGCTGTTTGCGAACCAGGATCGACGGATCGGCTTCATCGACTTCGTGCACCAGACGGGCGGAACAGGATCGGACTGCAGCAGTGCGCTGACGCCGTTCGTCAACCTGCCGTTCGTGTGTGATGCGGCTTCGGACAGCCTGTTCGGGATCCTGACGACAACGAGCGGCTACACGCCGGTGAGCGCGGAGCAGCACTTCATCGAGCTGAGCGTGGTGCAGAACTGATGCTGCTGCTACCGAACCGGCGAGGACTGTGGGGAGCGGACTGGTGCCGTGAGCCGCTGTGGCGTCGTGCTGGCGCGAGACCAAGCTGGCACATCGCACCAGCACGGACGGGCAACATCGTGGACCTGGTGGCGGGCCAGTCGCTGGTGACGTTCACCAACAGCTCACCGGCGATGGGCTTCAACAGCTCGGGCATCCTGGTGCAGCCGACGGCCAATGTGCCGTTCATCGAGTACGACCCGGCGACGCTGAGCCCATGGGGCTGGCGGGTGTGGGATGGGGTGACGAATGGTCACATCTACACCGAGGACTTCACCAACGCTGCATGGACGAAGTTTGGTGGCAGCATGTCGGCCAATGTTGGCCCGTCGCCTGATGGTGGCACCAATGCTGATGGCTTGGTTGAGAGCGTTGGCGTATCTGAGCCGCATGGCTTCCGCAGGAACTATTCCTATGTATCAGGAACACAGATAACGCTTAGTGTATTCGTATCGAAAGGGAGCAGAAACTTTGCCGCAGTAGCTTTTGGCGCTACCGCTTTTGGTGGCACAAATACTGCGGGTTTTTTCGATCTAACGCTTGGCACTGTTACAACTGCCGCCAACTGCACAGCACAAATCCAGCGCTGCCCTAATGGCGTGTTTCGCTGTAGCATCACTGCAACACCGACAGTCACGATTGCCGCAGTCGCAGAATACCGTTCAACGAATGCCGGCAACGCATCCATCTACACGGGCGACGGTTCCACCGCTGGATACTTCTGGGGCGCACAGATCAACAATGGCCCACTCGCGCCTTATGTGCCGGCCACCGGAGCCCTGACCGCCAGCAGCACGGCGGACGTGGCGACCATCGGTGGCGCGGCGTTTGCGGGGATCTACAACGCATCAGCAATGACCATTTATGCGGAAGTCGCTAGGGGTTATTCGGGCAACTTCCAGGCCTATCCCTACGTCTACCATTTTAGCGACGCCTCAGCGTTGAACAGGATTCCGATGTATGGGGTTCTCGGCAATTCGCAAATCACAAACTATGAAATCAAAACAGGCGGCGTCAGCCAAAATGACTATGCTGGGAGGACACATTCAACCACCTCGCCGTTCAAGGCCGTTCAAGCACTGGCAGAAAACGACTCAATTTTTGGCACCGATGGCGTTTTGACAACTCAGGACACGACGATCACGATGCCTGTCGGGGTGGATCGAGTGCGAATCGGGGCATCGGGCGGCGCCAACTCTCAGTGGAACGGCTACATCCGCGAGATGGCGACCCTCAAGTCCCGCCGGCCCAACGCCAACCTCCAAGCGATGATGCAATGAACCACTACACCCTCCGATTCCCCGACCACCAGGCCGCCCATGATGCCGCAGGTGGGGCCGGCTACCTCGACGACGACGGCGAGCTGGTGAGCCTCGGCCACAAAGGGGCGCTCGACATCATCGGCGAAGTCACGATCCCCGGCACCTACGACGCTGACGGCAACGAGCTGACCCCCGCCACTCCCCTCCCTGGCTTCTACGTCAACCTGGCCATCCCCGGCCCGCTGCCGCCGGCCCTGCTGCCGTTCCAGGTGGCCTATGGCTCGGGCGGCAACGTCTTTGCCGGCACCGAGCACGAGGTGCTGCCGGGCACGTGGCCGCCGACCCCATGAGCCATCCCCGCAGCCTGATCCGCGCTGCCTTCGTCTCGCGCCTCGGTGCGAACCTCACCCCGCCGCCGGCACCGGCCGCCACCTACCGCACCATCGCCGGGCCCCGCGTCTTCGCTGGTCGCCTCATGCCGATCGAGGAGCCCGAGCTGCCCGCCATCGTCGTTCACACCCGCGCGCGCGAGGAGCTGCTCGACCGCAGCACCAACGGCTGGAACGGCTTCGAGCGTCGCCGCGGCATCGTCACCATCGTCTGCGTCGCCCAGTCCTTCGATGACGTCGAGACCGATCTCGACACCATGGCGGCACAGGTCGAAGCGGCCCTCCAGTCCTGGGTCATCCCTGGCTTCGAGTCGTCCGATCCGTTCTTCATCGACTCCGACGCCGAGGATCCAGACTTCGACGGCAGCCTCATCACCGGCGCACGCAACCTTCGCTACGCCGTCAACTACATCATCCCCTTCCGCGACTGCAGCAACCCCTACGTCGACGCTGATGCCGCTGCTGGTGACGGCCCCCTGGAGCGGTCCGGGGCTTACCCTGGTGGCCAGGTCATGCCCGGCTGCCCCTCGACCAACACCGGCGAGGTCTGCCCCATCGGCACCGCCACGCTGACCTCCAACGGGGAACGGATCAACTGATGGCACGACGCAGCACCCGCAAGGCTCCGCAGCTCACGATCACGGTCGCAGATCTCGCGGCCTTCATGGCCACCGATCTCGACCAGGCCGCCGCTGAGCAGGCCCTGGAGCAGGCCACCGCCGCCGCCGCGGCCGAGATCGGCGCACCGGTGCCCGAGCATCCGTCGCACAACCTCCGCCAGGGGATCCTGCTGCTGGCCTCCCAGCTGGTCATGGCCGGCGATGACGCTGACGATCTGCCGATCCCCCTGACCGTCCGGTTCTACTGGAGGCTCCATGCTTCAGCTGCAGCGTGACGACCAGACCACGTCTGGAGTCGGATCCCGCGAGGCCTCGGACCATGCCCGCCGGCTGGCCAATGCCGCCCGCTACGTCACCGTCAAGGAGGTCGACTACAAGGGCGACACCGCCGGCTTCCCTGCCGTTCGCGTCGAGCTCCACGACGGCCAGCTGCTGAGCGACTGGGTGCCGTGGTTCGCGCCCAGGGCCGGCAAGGACCGGGTGTGGGATCCGCCGGAGGAGGGTGAGGTGGGGATGCTGTTCAGCCCCTCCGGCAACCTCGGCGCTGGCGTCTTCATGCCGGGCCTGTTCAGCGACGGCAACGCCAACGGCGACAAGGCCGGCCTGCAGCGTCGCACCTACGACGACGGGACGGTGGTCGAATACGACCGGGAGGAGCACACCCTCACGATCGACGCGACGCAGAGCGAGGGGACGGTGAAGATCAAGGCCTCGAAGGTGATCGTCACGGCGACCGACGAGATCAAGGTCGAGCCGCTCGAGGAGGGTTCCAACGTCGCCACCAGGATCCGCGCCTCGGTGCCGGTGGAGATCATCTCGCCGCAGCTGCGGCTCAACCCCCCGCAATGACCCGCGCCGTCATCCGCCTGGGGGACCCCGGCAGTCACGGCGGAACCGTGACGAGCGGCAGCCCGGACACCACCGCCAACGGCATCCCCGTCGCCCGGGTGGGCGACACCTACAGCTGCCCGATCCACGGCAGCAACCCGATCGTGAGCGGCAGCAGCGACACGACCGCCAACGGCCAGCCGGTCGCCAGGGTGGGGGACGTCACAGCCTGCGGCGCTACCCTGACCTCGGGCAGTCCTGACGTGATGGTGAACTGATGGCCGGGATGAGCCGCACATCAGGGAAGGCGCTCGACGGGTTCGACCACCTGAAGCAGTCGATCGCCGACATCCTCTCCACCCCCATCGGCACCAGGGTGCATCGACGGGACTATGGCTCACGGCTGCCGGGCCTGATCGACCGGCCGATGAATCAATCCCTGGTATCGGACATGGTGGCGGCCACTGCCGAGGCGCTGGATCGGTGGGAGCCGCGGCTGAAGGTGGAGCGGATCCAGATCAACAGCGTCACCGCTGATGGCCAGATCGACCTCAGCCTGTCCGGCTACTATCTGGTCAACGGCCAGCAGGTCACGTTCGAGGGGCTGGTGCTCTGATGGCCATCGACTTCGCCACCATCCCGCTGCCGGAGATCATCGAGGAGCTCGACTACGAGTCGATCCTCGCCGAGATGCTGGCGGACCTGACGGCACGCGATCCGAGCTACACCGAGATCCTCGAGTCGGACCCTGGGGTGAAGATCCTGGAGGTCGCGGCCGCGCGGGAGCTGATCCTGCGGCAGCGGATCAACGATGCCCTGAAGGCCACCCTGCTGCGGTACGCGATCGGCGGCGACCTCGACAACCTGGCGGCGTTCTATGGCGTGACCCGCCTCACCGGCGAGGGTGACAGCCAGCTGAAGGTGCGAACGATCGAGCGGATCATGGGCAGCAGCAGCGCCGGCGGCGCGAGCTGGTACCGCTACCACGCGCTGAGCGCGAGCACGCTGGTGCGTGACGTGGCGGTGAGCAGCCCGGAGCCGGGGCAGGTGCTGATCAACGTGCTCAGCACCGAGGGCAACGGTACCGCCAGCAGCAGCCTGCTGTCGACCGTCAGCGCGGTGGTGCAGAGCAGCAGCGTGCGCGTCATCACCGACACGGTGACGGTGGCGACCGCGGCGATCGTGACGGTGCCGGTGACGGCGCAGATCTACCTGTTCCCCGACACGCCGATCACGGTGTTCGACAATCTCCAGGCCACCCTGCAGGCGGCCTTCGCCGCACAGTCTGGCCTCGGGTGGGACGTCACCCCCAGCTGGCTCATCGCCCAGCTGCACCAGTCCGGCGTGCAGCGCGTGGTGCTCCAGGCCCCGACCAACGTGGTGGTCTGCGGGTCCAGTCAGGCCCCAGCGCTGGGAGCGATCAACTTGACGATGGCCGGGCGTGATCGATGATGTTCAGCCGGTACGACCTGCTGCCACCGAATGCGACGCGGCTGGAGCGTGATTTCAGCCAGGTCATCTCATCGTTCGAGCGCATCCGCCGCCAAGGGGACTCGCTGTTTGGCGAGGCCCTGTTCTTCCCCGGCCGCCGCACGGTTCTGCGCTACCAGCCACAGCGCACGACGATCGATCCGGTCAGCACGATCCGCACCGCGAAGCGGATCAACATCCCCTCGAGTGTGGTGCCATGGCTGATCTGGGAGTACGGGCTGGGTGAGATCCTGCCGTACCTGCCGGACATGCGGCAGGCGCTGGCCCAGGGCATTGCCTGGCAGCGGATCCGCGGCACCCCTCAGTCGATCACCCTGGCCCTCTCCTGGATCGGCATCACCGGTGTGGTGGAGGAGAGCGAGGCGAACACGTATCGGTGGGCGGAGTACCAGCTGGGGCTGTCCGCACCGACGCAAGGCGACGCGATCATCGACCAGATCGCTGGCGTGACGCGGATCAGCAATCCAGTCCGCAGCCGGCTGCAGCGGATCTATGCGGTCTACGACCTGCGGCGTGCGGTCTACGACCAGTGCAGCTGGAGTGACGGCACCATCTATTCCGACCACTCAGGTGTGCGGCCGCGGCCGGACTGGCCACAGATTTCCTACGGCCAATTCACCCGTCATCTGGTCGAAGAGGGTACCCAGGCTTACCACTGCCTCACCGACGTGTACCCGGTGCTGGTTGAGTACCAGGGGCGGTTCAGGTACGACGAGGACACGTGGAGCGAAGGGTGGCACGATCCAAACCTGCCGGGGACGATCACCGAAACGATCGGGCAGAGCAGCGGCTACATCGGACAGTCGTGGGCAGCCTTCGCGTGGCGCGACGTGTCGTGGGCCGACGCCGGGCCCATCGTTCACGATGCCAACTGGGAGACAGTGCCGAGCACGACAGCGACGTGGATCCCGGGCCTGGGTGCGGTCGGCGTGCAATCTGACTCTGCAGACCTTGGGTAGGATGGAGCCATGACAGCAGTCCTGACCACCAGCGGCCGGATCGCCATCGCCACGGCGATCAAGGCCCGCACTGCCCACATGGCGTGGGGCACTGGTGACGCCGCATGGGGGACGACTCCGCCGGATCCGCCGGCGACCGCCACTGCTCTCGTCGCTGAAGTCGGTCGACGCAAGGCGCAGCAGGTCCGGTTCTGCACCCCCGACGAGAACGGCACGATCTACGTTCCCGAGGGGCGGTTCAGCATCACCGACACCCCCACTCGCTACCTGGTCTTCCAGTTCAACTTCGAGTTCAACGAAGCGCCGACGGCGGTCATTCGTGAGCAGGCGATCTTCCTCGACACCGTCGCCACCAGCGGCACGCCATCTGGTCAGTTCTACCTGTCGCCCTCTGAGGTGGCCAACCCCGGTACGCTGTTGGTGGTCCAGCGTCCGTCGCCGATCCAACGGGCCGCGACGACCCGGCAGTTCTTCGAGAACGTGGTGGTGTTCTGATGACTCTCCAGGGCTACTACAACCGGTTCGACGCCGACAAGCGGTTCGACGCCCACCTGATCCGCGCCGGCAAGGGCGTCCAGTCGGCGGAGATCAACGAGATCCAGAGCTGCTTCAGCGACCGCCTGCAGCGGATCGCCGATGCCGTCTTCCGTGATGGCGCTGTCATCTCCGGTGCGCTGCCCGTCATCAACCAGACCACCGGCAGCACGGTCTGCCCGGCGAGTAGGATCTACATCCGCGGCGCGATGCGATCGGTCCCTGAGCGGACGATCACCATCCCCCTCGTCGGCCTGGTGCGCATCGGCGTCTTCCTGCTGGACGAGGAGATCACCGAGGTCGAGGACGCGACGCTGCGCGACCCGGCGATCAACACCCGGAACTACAACGAGCCCGGCGCTGGCCGCCTCCGCGTCACCCCCACCTGGGGCCGCGAAGGCGACGGCAGCCTCGGCGACTTCTACCCCGTCTACACCGTCATCGACGGCGTGCTGCAGAACCAGCAGCAGGCCGACAACACCTTCATGGAGGCGCTGGCCCGGTACGACCGGGAGAGCAACGGCAACTACGTCGTCACCGGTCTCACCGTCCAGGCCCTCGGCCTCAACGCCGGAGCCAACACGCTGAGCGTGAAGGAGGGGACGGGCAACATCTTCGGCTACAAGATCGACCGGCCCGCCGCCACCCGTCTGGTCTACACCGAGGACCCGGATCTGGAGCTCGTCGAGGCCGAGCCCGACACCTTCACCGCCGCTACCGGTGGAACGAGCACGATCCAGCTGAACCACTACCCGGTGTCGAGCATCATCGAGGTGGTGATCGTCCGGCAGAAGACGGTGAGCATCACCCGCGGTGGCTTCGCCGGCGGCCAGGACACGCTGCCCGACGTGTCGGTGCTGAGCATCCAGAGCATCACCCAGGGAGGCACCACCTACCAGTCGCCCCGGGACTACTTCCTGAACGGCGACAAGGTCGACTGGAGCCCCACGGGCGCGGGAGCGATCGAGCCCTCCCCTGGCTCCACCTACTCCATCACCTACCAGTACCTGGGGAACGTCACCCCCACGGCGATCGACTACCAGGCCGGCACCTTCCAGGTCACCGGTGCCGTCAACGGCAGCCTGGTGCTGACCGACTACGAGTGGAAGCTGCCGCGGTACGACCGGATCTGCATCGACCGGGCCGGCAACTTCTCCCGGGTGAAGGGCATCTCCAGTCGCTTCAACGTGCTACCACCGGCGGTGCCATCCAACCTGCTGAGCCTGGCGACGATCGGGTGGAACTGGGGCGCGACGCCGACGGTGCTCAACGATGCGATCCGCGCGATCCCGTTCGACCAGCTCGAGGTGATGCGCCGGTCGATCCTCGACCTCTACGACCTGGTGGCGCTGGAGCGTCTGAAGAACGACATCAGCAGCCGCGAGCCAAGCTCGAAGCGCGGGGTGTTCGTTGATCCCTTCATCGATGACGACCTGCGGGACCAAGGCCTGGACCAGACTGCGGCGATCGTCGGTGGCGTGCTGCAGCTGCCGATCGACACGACGGTCTATCGCGCACAGGTGAACAACACCCAGGACTGGATGCTCCCCTACACCGAGGAGATCATCCTGCAACAGACGCAGCAGACGGGCAGCAGCCCGATCAACCCCTACCAGTCGTTCGATCCGATCCCTGCTGCCATCACTCTCTCGCCTGCTGTCGATCGATTCACCACCATCGACACCGTCTGGACGTCTCCGGCGACGCAGCAGATCATGACCTGGCTCGGCACCACCGGGACGTTCAGCATCCAGTCCATCACGTCCACGACCAGGACGGAGCTGCTGTCCGAAACCGAGCGGCCGGCGGAGTTCCTCCGGCAGATCGACATCTCCTTCACCGTCGAGGGCTTCGACCCGGGCGAAGTCCTCACCCAGGTCCTGTTCGACGGGATCAACGTCACCCCTGCCTGAGCCATGCCACTCACAGCCAACGCAGCCGGTCAGATCACGGGGTCGTTCACGATCCCGGCCAACGTGCCAGTCGGCACCAAGCGGGTCACCTTCACCGGGAACCAGGGCAGCTTCGGCGCTGCACGGTTCATCGGGTCGGGCACCATCGTCACCCGCAACCAGCGTGAGCTGACGACGATCGAGACCCGCTACTTCGATCCCCTCGCGCAGACCTTCAGGCTGGACGAGGGCCGGTACGTCACGAGCGTCGAGTTCAAGTTCACCGCTCGTGGTAGCACCGCCAACAAGGTCTATCTGGAGATCCGGGAAACAGAGCTGGGCCTGCCCAACAGCTCCACCATCGCGGAAGGCGTGATCCAGGGGAGCGCGATCCAGACGACGGGCTGGACGAAGATCAGCCTGACCCGTCCCGTCTTCCTTTCGGAGGGCGTGGAGTATGCGATGGTGCTGCTCACTGATGATCCGGTGCATGCCGTCGCGCTCGCGGAACTGGGCCGTCTTGACAGCGCTTCCAACACGTTCGTCACCAGCCAGCCGTACACGATCGGCACCCTGCTGAAGTCGAGCAACGCTTCGACCTGGACGCCGGTGCAGGAAGCAGACCTCACGTTCCGGATGTACGGGGCCCTGTTCACCAGCAACAGCCGGACGATCAACCTGGGCACCATCCGTGGTGCAGCGGTCAACAGCATCACCCGCATCGGTTCAACGGCAACTGTGACGACCGTGGAGAATCACGGCTTTCAGTTTGCCAACGTTCAGAAGGTCGTCATCAGCGGTGCGAATCAGGCCGAGTACAACGGTGCATTCGAGATCGTCACGACCGGCAACAAGTCTTTCACCTTCACGGTCTCCGGTAGCCCGGCGACACCGGCGACGGGAACGATCCTGCTGCAGGCTGGCGACACCACCGACCTGGTGGCGCTGGCCGGCGTCGAGCGACCAACGAACGACGCCAGTGTGCAGTTCGTCTTCACGCAGCCTGATGGGACGGAGATTCGCGGCAGCGAGAATGCAAGGGTGCAGCTGGCGGAAACGATCAACGTCCCGCTGTCACTGTCGGCGGTGCTGACCGGCACCAGCAAGGTGTCGCCCTACCTGTTCGCTGGCACGCAGGCGGTGCTGGGCAAGCTGCGGCAAGCGCCGACCGCCGGCTGGTACATCAGCCGGGCGGTCCCATGCGCCGCCAACGCGCGCGTGAGCGCGACCTTCGAGGCCCTGCTGCCAGGCAGCAGCTACCTGGTGGTCCAGTTCCAGAAGGCGGACGGCACGTGGCAGACGCAGGCTGTGACGAGCAGCACGCCGGTAGGCGACGGCTGGATCGAGTACACCTACACCATCTCCAGCTTCGCCGCTGCTGGGACAACCACCCGGGCGCAGATCCGGATCTATGGCACAGCAGCCGGCCGGCCGCAGGTGCGGCAGCTCCGCCTCGTGGTGATCTGACATGGCGATCGACGACCGGACGACGAACCGCAGCTACAAGCTGCCGAACCCGGCGAACCTGCTGTCGGAAGATGTGCAGCGCCTGCGCGACGCCCTCGGCCAGGTCGACGGCGACATCAACGGCATCCTGGCCGGCGCACCGGCCAACCTGAACACGCTGGCGGAGCTGGCGGGCGCGATCGGGAACGACCCGGCCTTCGCCACCACCATCGCCACCGCCCTGGGCCTGAAGGCCAATGCCGCCGACGTCTACAGCAAGACGGCATCCGATGCCCGCTACGTGCAGGGCACGACCCAGGTCGAGAACCTCTTCACCGGCGATGGCACCGCAACCACCTTCACGCTGACGCAGGCGGCGACGAGCCGTGAAAGCGTGCTGCTGAGCGTCGGTGGCGTCGTCCAGCCGATCGCCAACTACACGGTCTCCGGCACCACGCTGACGCTGGTCGAGGCCCCAGGCAACGGCGTGAAGGTCCGGGCCCTGCTGCTGGGTGTGGCCGGCCCGAGCCTGTCGGCGGCGTCGCTGAACTACACCGGCGTCGGTGCTGGTGCGCTCACCCGCAACGTGGAAGCGCGGCTGCGCGAGATCCCGAGCATCAACGACTACCCCTCCCTGTCGGCCGCCCTGGCCAGCCAGGACAGCATCGAGCTGCCGCCTGGTGTGTTCCTGCTGTCGAGCGAGTTCCAGGTGCCGCGCAGCGGCATCCGGATCAAGGGCGCGGGAGCAGGGCGGACGATCATCCGCTGCGCGCCTGGCATGACGGCAGGCCATGCCATCGTCCTCGCCGGTCGTGACGACTGCCAGTTCGAAGACTTCACCCTCGACTGCAACGCGACTGCTCGAGGCCTCACGGTCGCGTCGGGCTTCAACGGCTTCAACGTCCAGGGCGTGCGGAACCGGTGGGAGCGAGTCGAGGTGATGAACGCCCCGCGGTTCGGGATCCTGATCGACGGCAACACGATCGCGTCCTACGAGAACCACGTCGAGGGCTGCCACTTCTACGCCAACGGCGGGACCGGCCTGGCGATCAACAAGGCCAGCCACAACAAGATCATCGGCAACCGGTTCCGGCTGCAGGGCTGGGAGAACCTGACGCTCGACGTCCAGTGCTTCGGGAACGTGGCGATCGGCAACCACTTCTTCCAGGCGCAGATGAACGGCGGCGGCTGCGGCAACATCGGCTGGGACGACTCCGACGGGTCGATCTTCATGGGCAACATCATCGACAGCGGGCGAGCCGCGACCGTCGGTGATCCGGGCCAGGCGGATGGGAACATCATCGGGCTGTGCATCAACTCAGAAGCTGGCGTGACGACCGGCGCGGTGATCAGCAGCAACGTGATCGTCAACTGCCGCGACTACGGGATCTACCTGCGGAACCGGACGGGCCAGGCGAACCCAGGCGGCATTCCGAACTGGAACCCATCGAAGCCTGGCGATGCCGTGATCGTCGGGAACTACATCCGCGGCAACGGGCTGTACGACATCCGCATCGCCGACACCGACCAAGTGGTCAACCTCGGCACGAACAACTACAACACCATCACCATCGATGACCCGGACCGGCTGAACATCCGGCTGCCGGCTGGTGATTCCGCCGTCGAGCTGGAGATGGCCGGCAACCAGGCGGTGACGGTGCAGCAGTTCAGCCGGGTCCTGTTCACGTCGGTGCGTGCGGAGCGGCGGATCAGCCAGAGCGGTGGCATCGTGTCGATCCCTTGCGGTGGGTTCTACTCGATCAATGCCAAGGTCCGCTTCGACGTCGGCGCGTCTGGTGTGACGGCAGTGCAGATGCGGATCGTCACGCCATCCGGCAACGTCGTCTACAACGAGGTGCTGGGCGCTGGTGTGACCGTGAGCGAGATCACGCTGTCGATCACGAAGCTGCTGGCGAAGGGCGACATCTACGTGGAGGTGTACCCCTTCGGCGGATCCGGCACCATCAACCTGCTGTCGGGCACTGAGAACTGGCTCTCAGTCACGTCCATCGGATGACCATCGCATTCTGAACCATGCCCCTCGAACGCATCTCCGGCCCGATGATCGACGACAGCACCGTCTCTGGTGCTGACGTGCAGGATGGCACCCTCACCGGCGCTGACGTCCAGGACGGCAGCCTGGCTGGTGCCGACATCCAGGACGGGAGCATCACCAACGCCGACATCCAGGACGGGAGCGTGACCAACTCAGACCTGGCGGACAGCGCGGTCACCACGGCGAAGCTGGCCAACGGTGCCGTCACCAGGGCGAAGGTCGGGGAGTCGATGCTGGCCTTCGCCACTGTGCAGGCGGCCACGAGCGGCGTCTTCAAGGAGTTCCTCAGCATCCCGTCGACCGCTCGCCGGCTGACCCTGATCCTCAATGGCGTGTCCTCATCGGGCATCGCCAACCTCCTCGCGCAGGTCGGCACCGGCGGCGCTCCCACCACCTCCGGCTACAGCGGCAGCGCCACCTTCTCCTGGGCCAGCGGTGTGGTGCCGACCACCTCGACTGCCGGCATCCCGATCTTCAACAACGCCGCCAGCTACACCCACACCGGCCACCTGGTGCTGGTGAACATGACCGGCAACACCTGGCTGGCATCGGGTCAGTTCGTCACCGGCGGCACCCAGGGCTGCTCCATCTCCGGTGGCGTGATCGCCCTCGCTGGCGCGCTCGACTACCTCCGGCTCGTCACCGCCAACGGCACCGACACCCTTGACGCTGGCTCCATCAACCTGGCGTGGGAGTGAACCTCCCGTGCGGCTCTAGAATCAACCCGACAGGAGGCTTCCGCCCATGACCACCACTTTCCTCCACGGCGTGGAGGTGCTCCAGATCGACACCGGAGCCCGTCCGATTCAGACGGTCCGATCCAGTGTGATCGGCCTGATCGGCACCGCTCCCGATGCGGACGCCGCCAAGTTCCCGCTGAACACCCCGGTGCTCGTCGCCAGCCGCGCGGACATGACCGGCCTGGGGAGCACCGGCACCATCCCCACTGCGCTCGATCTGATCTACGACCAGGCCGGTGCCGTCGTCGTCGTGGTCAGGGTCGATGCTGCAGGCACGGAAGAGCACACGATGACCCACATCGTCGGTGGGATCAACAACGGCACCGGTGCCTACGAGGGCGTCCATGCCTTCATGGCGGCCGAGGGTGCCGTGGGCTTCAGCCCCCGGGTTCTGATCGCCCCTGGCTTCAGCCACCAGCGCCACACCAACGGCATCCTGACCATCCCCGTCACCACCCAGGGCAGCGGCTACACCACCGCCCCTGCCGTGACCCTCAGCGCCCCGGCCGCCGGCGGCGTCCAGGCCACCGCCGTCGCGGTCCTCGGCACCGGTGCCAACGCCGGCAAGGTGGTCTCGATCACCGTCACCAACCCCGGCACCCACTACACCGGCACCGTCACCGTCACGATCGGCGCTCCCCCTTCCGGTGGCGTCCAGGCTGTGGCCGGCACCGCCACCAAGGGCACCGTCCGCAACCGGGTCGTGTCCGAACTGCTCGGCATCGCCCAGCGTCTCCGCGCCGTCATCATCGCCGACGGGCCCAACACCACCGACGCCGCCGCCATCCAGGTGCCGGCCGACTTCGGCTCCGATCGCGTCTACGTCGTCGATCCCTGGGTCCTTGTCGCCGGCGCTGCTGTTCCCTCCTCCTCCGCCGTCGCCGGCCTCATCAACCGGGTCGACAACGAGCTCGGCTTCTGGTGGTCCCCTTCGAACAAGATCATCAACGGGATCGAAGGCACCGCCCGCGCGATCGACTTCACCCTCGGCGACTACACCTCCCGCGCCAACCTGCTCAACGAGCAGAAGGTGGCGACGATCATCCGTGAGCAAGGCTTCCGCCTGTGGGGCAACCGCACCACCTCGGCCGAGCCGCTCTACGCCTTCCTGTCCGTCCGCCGCACCGCGGACATGATCAACGAGTCCATCCTCCGCGGCCACCTCTGGGCCGTCGATCGCTGCATCTCCGCCGTCTACCTCGAGGAGGTGATGGAATCGGTCCGCGGCTACCTGCGCAGCCTCAAGGCCCGCGGTGCCATCCTCGGCGGTGACGTCTGGGTGGACCCCGACCTCAACTCCCCCACCAGCATCGCCAACGGCCAGGTG